TGGCACTTTATTATCTAATCTTAATACAGGGATATTAAAGAACACAACAGGCACAGGTGTACCAAGTATAGCTGTAGCTGCTGATTTCCCTATACTCAATCAAAACACTACAGGAACTGCAGGCTCTACTGCTACATTAGCAACAGCTAGAACAATATCCACTAATGGTGATGTACTATATACATCCCCTCCATTTGATGGCTCTGCGAATGTTTTAGGCACAGCTACATTAGCATCAATAGGTGTAGCAGGGACTTATACAAAGGTCACTACAGATGCTAAGGGTAGAGTAACAGTAGGAGCTAATATAACTGCAGGAGATGTACCTACTCTTAATCAGAATACAACAGGCACAGCAGCTAATGTTACAGGCATTGTAGCAGTAGCGAATGGAGGTACAGGTACAGCCACTCCAAGTTTAGTGGCAGGAACTAATGTAACTATTACAGGAACTTTCCCAAATCAGACTATTAATTCTTCAGGTGGTGGAGGAGGTGGTAGTACAGGTTTACAATCAGCGGTTTATAGTTCTTTATTTACTTTATATACATCAAACTCACTAACTGCTGGTTCTGCTACAGGTCATACTCTTTCAAGTGCTAGTATGCAATACGTTCCTTATATACCAAACACAACTTTTACTTGTGTAGAGTTCGCTATTAATGTAATAACTGCACAAGTAACAGGATTAGCAAGGATTTGTGTTTATTCTTCAAGTAATAATCAACCTACTAATTTATTATACAGTAGTACTGATTTAATTTGTTCAACAACAGGTACAAAAAGTGTTATATCTTCTTTTGTTTTTACACAAGGAACAATTTATTGGTTAGGTATTCAAACAAATGTTAATAGTATTTCATTTACAGGATTAAATGGCATATGTTCTATACCATTATCTTGTAGTGCTACGGGTACTCAACATACTTCTTGGGCTCAAATTGGACTTACATACGCAAGTGGGGCGCCAAGTGTAGCAAATGTAAATACTTTTGTTTCTAGTAGTTCAATTCATATATCAATGAAAAAATAATAAAATTATGGCACAATTTAGAAATGAAATTTATGATGAAACAGGACTTGTAAGAGTTGAGTTCATTGAAGTAGAAGGTCCTACTCAAGAAGAACTAATACAAGAGAAAGAAGCTCAGCTCCTAGCCTTGTATGATGAGTTGAAAGCACTTAAAGGAGAATAGATGCCTGCTACTACAATCATAGCACAGCCATCTGTAATGATGCCTGCTTACAATCCTATTAAGTATATCATAGATAATGCTTATAAGAATGAGCCTGGCTTCAGATATATCTTTACGGTCTATCCTGTAACTAATGCTACTCCGATAGCTCAGTATAAGACTCTACCTGTATTCGGTACAGGGTATGGTGAGCAGGATATCTCTAGGTTAATGCAATCATTGGTGACATGGAAGTTTGCAGTAGATCAAGTCAATGAATCATGGTATCAATATGATATCCGATTTGGCTATGAGTTTATAGATAACATAGACTATACAAATGCTTTACAAGATAATGCAGGCAATGTAAGAATCACTTTTACAGCTCATGGATTTGTTGCAGGTGATCAGGTATTGATTGCTCAGACTAGTACAGGTCCTGTAGATAATCCTGCACTTGAGGGATTGCATACAGTACTATCTGCTACTGCTAATCAGTTTACTGTCAATGTACTATTCTCTACTCTTGGTGATCAATTTCAAAATGGTAATGTAAGCTATGCTGATCAGAGAAAGACTCAGGTATTAGATGATGTGGCTCTATCACAGCTAGAGGTATTTAATGGAGCTTATAGCTTAGGTATCTATGCTCAAGGATTATTCCCATCTACAGAGTATAATACTACACTTACTCCTAGTAATGCTTTGACATCATTGGTTGGAAATACTCAAGCTAGTGCAGCATCTATTGCCACAGGTCAATTATATTATTTAATGGTTAGAACATATAGTGTAGATACTTATGATATTACTTATTTTGATTGGGATGATTATCAATTAACATCATCTATTGTAGCATCCGCTAGTGATGGATTATATAATTTTCTTGTTACTACAGATGTGCCACTTGAAACTCCTATTACTCAAAACTTTTATGTAGTAATAAAAGGTGGTTCTGCAGAAATTCGGTATTACTTTAAATATGACAATAGATGTGTTATCAATGAAGATTATCTGTACTACCTAGATAGAATGGGATCTTTCCAATCCTTTGCATTTCAACTAAAGACTTATGAGAAAGGGCAGATAACTAGAGAGATGTATAATCAGCATGTAGATGGTCAGGTGGTAGATGGCGAATGGTTGTATAGCTCTGATGCTATGGGTAGCAAAACATATAATATCAATGTATCTAATACCTTAGACTTAAATACTAATTGGATGGACCAATACGATGCTGATAGATTTCAAGAGCTACTAACATCCCCCCAAGTATTCTACTACAATGGCACTGAATATAGAGCTTGCACTATAGACTCTACCTCCTTTGAGAACTTTAGACAGCGAAATAAGAATCTAATTAAGCACTCAGTAACTATTAAGCTAGCACTTAATACTCCTATCAATGGTTAGGATACAACTTAGCACAGGATACCTAGATGTCAAAGAGGGTACATCATTCCCTCTTAACTTTAGTGTAGGAGATATCAGAGATATATCTAAGAGAACAGGTAACTTTAGTAAGACCATTACTTTAGTAGGCAATAACAATAACAATAACCTACTGAATCACTACTATGATGTAAACATTCAAGCTGGCACTTTTAATATTAATCAGCTCACTAGCTGTGATGTTATTCAGGATGGTATCCCTGTTATGACTAATGCAACTCTTCAGCTCATTAACATTAAGAAGTCACAGCTCACATCAGCCTATGAGCAGATGGTGGAGTATGAGGTATTGATTAAGGAGGATAGAGGTACATTCTTTACTGACATTTCTAATAAGTATTTGAGTGACTTAGATTTCTCAGACTTAGACCATGTAGTAGATGCACCTGCTGTAATTGCTAGCTTTAATAATACTGTAGCAGATGGCTATAAGTATGTGATGCCATTTAACATAGATAATCAATATCAGCTAAATTGGTTTAAACCTGGCATCTATGCTCAGACTTACTTTGATAGAATCTTTGCTACATCAGGATATAGTTATACTTGGGATGGATTAGAAGATGCTAACTTTCATAAACTATTGATTCCATACAATGGTGATCAGAATATAGTGGATTGGAATGATTATAAGGTAGAGGTAGAGAATAGTGGACAGACCTTAACTGCTACTCAGACTACTAGCCCTTATTGGTCAGCACCTCAAGTAGGAGCTACTATGAATGTCACTACAGGATGGACTGAGATATCAGATCCTGCAGGTATATATAATGCTACCAATGGACAGTACACTACTCCTCAATGGACTAATAATGCAGCAGGTCAATTCTATGAGTATTCAGCTAGGATTACAGGTAGTGTTAGTCTTATACCTAGTGTTATTAGTGAAACAAATTATGTAAACTACTATGTAAAACTAGGAGCTAGGATAGGTACTGCAGGTAATTTTAGTGTAAGATGTACTCCTATATTTTTTGATGGCAATAGTGCAATATCTACTACTACTAATATAGGGAGCTTTGACAATATACTAACATTTCAAGGTGCATTTAATGATGTAGATCAGTTAGGTATAGACTATGCAGATATACAGCTATTAGTATTAGGAGTAGAGGCTGTAGCTGCTGATGTAAATGGTGAGGATATTCCTGGTCCTTATGGTAATGGACAGCCTTTTTGGGTAAGAGCTATTGTACCATTAGCAGGACCATTTACTCCTCCTCAGATTCAAGTTAATGTAACAACTTTAGAGCTTACAATTAGACCATCTGATAACATCCCATTGAACAGTGGTGATGTGTTTATGAATACATTTATCCCTGAGAAGATTAAGCAATCAGATTTTATTAAGAGTGTATTCATGATGTACAATCTTTATGCTACTGCTGATGCTGATAATCAAAATAATCTAATCTTAATCAGTAGAGATGAGTACTATGATTCAGGTAAGGCAGTAGATTGGACTAACCTACTAATGAAAGACAAAGAGCAGTCTATTATCTTTATCCCTGAGCTTAGCAATAAGAAACTAAGACTTAGCTATAAGGCAGATACTGACTCACCTAATACAGTCTATACTGATGTCACTAGAGAAATCTATGGACAGGTAGAGATAACATTCGACAATGAGTATGTAAAGGAGATAGATGTCAAAGAGCTTATCTTCTCACCTACTCCTGTACAACAAACAGAGTTTGGTGCATTCCTACCATTACTCAATGGTGCAGCTCCTAAGACTAATCTAAGAATCTTATTTGATAATGGACAGGTAACTGCTCAGGAGGCTTTTATACTTTCAAGCTATGATAACAACTTATCTACAGGTGGAGCTTATCCCTACCTCTCACACTTTGGAGGATCTAATCCCTTTAATCCTACCTTTGATATTAACTTTGCACCCTGTCAATACTACTATTATCAGGTAGCTCAGAACACTAACAACAATCTTTACAATTCATATTGGAGGAGAACAGTAGCACAGATAAATGGAGGTAAGCTATTGACTGCCTACTTTTATCTTAGAGAGACTGACATCCAACTAATGGAGTTAAATGATAAGATAAGGATTGATAATAGTTGGTGGAGTATTAATAAGATTATAGATTATAATGCTAATGACTCATCACCTACCAAAGTAGAGCTGATTAGCTTAGAGACTGAGATAGACCTACCTCCATTCTTTAATCCAGGAGGTACTCCTGTAGGTCCAGGTAATGGTAATCAAATTAAGTCTATAATGGATAGCTATAGATCTACTACTAATGTCACTACTAATAACACTGATGCTCTAATCTTTGGCTCAGGTAATATAGTGACTGATGGAGTGAGAGGATTAGTAGTAGGAGATTATCAGGCTTTGACTAGAGATGGTATAGCTACTACTAATCTTACAGTGACTAACACTCTCAATGGCAGAGCTGTTAGTGATATCCTACCTACCTATAAGAAGTATGTAGCTTTGATTAGTCAGAGTAGTACCGCAGCACCTACAGTTGTAGAGATAGAGAATACTATAGGTCCTATAGTTTGGACTCGTACAGCAGTAGGTATATATTTTGGTACATTAGCAGGTGCTTTTACTTTAAATAAGACCTATGTAATGCTTAGTCAAGTAGTGACTAATAGTATAGTAATGGCAAGGAGAAGAGATAATAATACTATTGAGATAAATACTACCAACCTACATAGCCCTACTGCAGCTTTTCACGATTCCCACTTACTTAATAACACCCTAGAAATCAGAGTATATGAATGAAGTAGTAATACCCCTTAAGATACAGGGCATAGCTCAGATGAAAGCTGAGTTAAGAGAATTAAAAGGTGAGATAGCTAATGCTACAGATCCTGCACAAATGGCTGCACTTGCTCAAAAGGCAGGAGTATTAACTGATAATATTAGAGATGCTAATGATGCAGTTAAAGTCTTTGCATCAGGATCTAAGTTTGAACAGGTAAGAAATGGAATCTCAGGTATTGCTGAGTCATTAGCATCTTTAGACTTTGAAGAGGCTGCTACTAAGTCTCTAGTATTTGCTAGTGCATTAGGCACAATTAATAAAGCTGATATTGCTAAGTCAATAACGGGCATAGTTAGTACTGTAAATACACTATCAAAAGCATTTATAAAGTTAGGAGTAACTATCTTAATGAATCCTATATTTTTAATAGTAGCTGCAGTAGTAGCCATTATAGCTGTAATAGCTTTAGTGCTTAATTCATTTGGAGTCTTAGATGATGTGATAGATGCACTAATGGCTCCAATCTATATACTGATTCAGGGCTTTAAAGATATGACTGATTGGCTAGGACTTACAGCCTATGCAGCAGAGGAATCTGCAGCTAAAAGTGCTAAGGCTTATGAAGATGGAGCTGTTAGGATTAATGAGGCTACTGACTTAGCTACCTCTGCAATAGATAGACAGATAGCAGAACAGAAAGCACTAGGTAAAAATACTTATGACTTAGAAGTTAAAAGGACATACATAGTACAATGGGGTGCTAATAATAGATTGAAACTAGCAAGAGAGGCATATTATAAAGAGCTAGCATTAGGAGGTGAGGCAGATCAAAAGAAATTAGCTGCTTTGAGAGCTCAAATAGCAGCAGAAGATAAATTAATTAAAGATAGTAAATCAGGTAGACAGGTATTAATTAATACTAAAGAGACTGCAGATAATAAGCCTAAGAAAGTGGAGAAGCCTAAAGCTGAACTTAAAGCACCTAAGGAAAAACCTGCACCTAAGGCAAAAGATACAGGAGGAGAGGAGATACAAAAAGAAATTGACAAAGCTAGACAAGCTAATCTAGATGCTACACTAGATGCTATCACTGTAGAGAAAAATGCTGTAGAGGCAAAGTACACTGATCTACTAGCTAAGGCTGTAAAGTATAAGAAAGATACTAGTGATCTTGAGATATTAAAAAAGAATGAGATTAATAACATTAATCTAAAAGATGCTGAGGCTAAGCAGAAAGTTATAGATGAGGCTAAGGAGAAAGCTAAGGTAGATGCTGCAGCTGCTATTAAATTAGAAGATGAGAAGTACTTAGAGATTCAGAGACTTACTGCAGCTAATGAGAAGGATAAAGTTAAGCAGTTAATACTTACTGCAGATTATGAGAAAGCAGTTTTATTAGCAGCATTTGATGAAAAGGTAGCTTTATTAAAAGAGGGAGATCCATTATTAAAACAACTTAAGACTGAGCTAGAGACTAGTCTAGCTAATATCACTAAAGAGGCTAAAGATAAAGAACTAGCTATTGTCAAAGAGACAGAAGAGAAAAAAAGAGCAGAGCAGTTAAAGACTGCAGATGCAGCTCTAGATTATGCAGGTCAATCTATCTCAGCTATTGAGGGTATTACTAACCTGGCTATGGAGAATAAACTTAAGAAAGTAAAGAAAGGTAGTAAAGAAGAGGAGGCATTACTTAAAAAACAATTCCAACTTAACAAGTCAATGCAGTTAGCAGGTGCAATAGTAGATGCAGGTAAAGCTATTACAGCATCTTTAGCATCCTCACCTATAGCTATAGGTCCTGTACCTAATCCTGCAGGTATAGCATCACTAGCATTCGCTGCAGTTACCTCAGCTACTAACATAGCTAAGATAGCATCTACTACATTTACATCAGGTACAGCTCCTAGTACTAATACTCCTACACCATCTACTACAGCAGTAGCACCATCAGGAGGTCCTAACTTATTTGGGCAAGCTAATACAGGTAGTCAAGTGAATGCAGGAGGTAGCACAAATAACATAACAGTAACAGCTATAGTATCTGAGACTGAGATAACAGCATCTCAGAATCATATTAATAACATACAAAACAATTCAGTATTATGATAAGCTATCAATCCATAGTAGATAAGATTACTACATTCTATGACAATCACCTGCAAGTTAAGAAGGTAGGCTCAGACTTTAAAGAGCAAATGGTAAACTTTGCTACTAAGGATGAGAAGTATCCTCTAGTCTATGTAGTTCCTAGTGGAGTTACTCCCTATGAGAATGTCACTATCTTTAATTTAGAGATATATTGCTTTGATATCATTCAGATGGATAGAGCTAACATCACAACTATTCTAAGTGATACTCAGCAGATACTCCAGGATCTATATTTAGAGTTTACATTCTCAGATGACTATGACTTTGATATAGATGGACAGCCTATCTTTATACCATTGAATAATGATCTACTAGACTATGCTGCAGGATGGCAGATGAATCTTTCAGTAGTGATTAAGTCATGGACCAATTGTCAAATTCCTGAACAATATTCTTAATTAATATAATATAGTTATGGCATATAAGAATACAGGTGAATTTAATGTATTGTATCCTACTCGTAGGAGGATGGCTAACATCTTAAAGAGAATCTTAAGGAATGATATTGTACAGAATAATGGTACACTAGTAGAGTCTATCAGAATCAATGCTAAGGTTACAGGATTCGGTAGCTTAGAGATTGAGATAGTAGCCATGTATTACTTTATCTTTTTGAATAACGGTGCTTTCTTATGGAATGGTGGAGTAATTACTCCTAGAGATTATGTTAATACCTTTACTAGAGAGCTAGCTAATGCAGGTATTACTAATGAAATCTATAGTCAATATGTAGAATGGATAACTAAGAACTATCCTATCTTAGAGGTAGCTGAAATATTAGAAAGTGATCAGAGACTTACATATACATTCTATGCATTAGATCCTCCTGCAGGATTTACTCCTAACTATCCTTTAACTGTCTAAAGTCTTTTTCATACCTAAGATATTAAAGACTAATACTACAGGCATATTTAGGATATCATTGAACTTGCTTAGGTCATCATTGCATAGAGCCATAATAGTGGACTCCCAAGCAAACTTTTGCTTTTGCTGTTCTCTCTTCTGCTCTTTAATATCATCAGCATCCTCTAGCACCTCATCATCTGCTACCACATCTACTAGTAAATTAGTATAGGTATTAGTAAAGTTCTCTCTATACTTTAGATACTCAGGTATCAATCCATAAACATCAGTAATAGGATAGTCTAAGTACCAATCTAATCTATCTCTAGGGCTATACTCATAAGGCTCAATGATGTCATCACCATAAACGTTCTTAGATGTTCTCCTGTACAGCAATGCTAAGATGTGGCAGAAGTGGTCTAAGTAGTTATTAGAGAAGTAATGCTCTAGATCTATAAATTCTCCTAGACTAATCTTAGTGAATGGCTTAAGTACATACTTATCTAGCTTATTCTTATACCTCCTAGATGGCTCTGATTGCACCCATTTAATCTGCTTAGATAATTCACTTAACTCATCTATATCTAGCTCCTCAAAGTCAGAGATATTGCTATCTGTTAAAGCAGAAAGTACATCAATCTGATAGTTGAACATTCCATCCTCACTGCTCAGACTCCTGATCTCCAGGAACTGACTCACTGATATCTGATTCCACTGCTTTGGGAGTTTGAGATTCTGCATGGTTAGTGATTTTGTAGGTTACAAAGGTAAGGTAAGGGATAGCTATATCTGCTTTGAGCTTACTAAATAGTTTAGCTTTATGCTTAAGATGTGCAGGATCATAATGCTCAGCATTGGATAGGTCAGTTCGTTTAAACATCAGAGCCATGATTTCAGAGATATATTCTTTATTATCTTTCTTAACAATCTTTTCAACAATACGAGAATCTTTTACTGAGAGCTTCATCTCAGCTCTATAAGTATAGCCCTCTATCTCTATCTCTTCAACAGCATCTTTCTTAGTATAGTTATCTTTATTAAACAACTTAACATTCTCTAAGAACAGCTCAAAATCTACATCCATCTCATCCTCTGTGATGCCTAAGTACTCAAAGACTTTACAATGTTTCTCAAGAGTATCATACTCATCACTGTTATGAATAGCAGATATCTTTTGGAACTGCTCTAGTGTTAGCTCCTCCATCTTAGAGGGGATTTCTTTGCCGAATAATTGTATCATAGTTTTAATTTTTGAACAAATATAAAAAAAATATAATATAGTTATGACAAAAGATATACCAATCTATAAAATTACTATAGAGCCTGAGTATTCAGATGGTGAAGAGTTAGGGATTGAGCAAATAGCTTTCACCTCAACTCCTGCCATTATTACTAAGGGGATGAGTTTTGATGAGCATAAGAAATTGTTTTTCTCAGATGAGCTAAAGTATAGAGTGGTAGCTCCTGCAATGATTCCAATGGAGATATATAGGAATGATGAGAATGATGAAGAGTACTATGTGCAATTTACAGCTGAGACTATTGAGCAGATTCATTCTAAATTTATGCAAGACCTATCTAATAGGAATGTATTTAACCTAGAGCATGATACTGATAAGACAGTTCCTGCTTATGTACTTGAGGCATGGATAGTAGAAGATCCTAAGAAAGATAAAGCCTACTCAAGCTATGGTATTGAAGTACCTAAAGGCACATTAATGGTAACAGCTCAGGTAACTGACAAAGACTACTATAATGAGCTAGTAAAAAATGAGCAGATAGGTTTCTCTATTGAGGGATTCTTAGGCTTAAAACTAAGTAATCAATTAAATAATAAATATAGTATGAAGTTACCTGATGGAGAACATCTAATCGAGGGTAAGATCTACATCGTTGTTGATGGAGAAGTTACTGAGATTAAAGATGCACCTGTTGTTGAAGAAGAAGCAATGACAGAAGAGATTGCACTAGAGACAGTAGTAGAAGAGGAAGTAATAGAGGAGACACCTGCCACAGAAGAGATGGCTATTGATCCTGCTGCTGATGCTGAAGCTATTTTAGCTATAGTACAACCTGTAATTGATGAGCAAATCAATGCTATTATAGCAATGATAGCTGATTTAAGGAATCACATGGAGGAAGTAATGTCTGAGGGTGAGGAAGTAGTGGAAGTAGAAGCTACTAAATTATCACAACATGATAAGTTCAGCATGGTAAGTAAATTTTTAAACAATAATAACTAAATAAAAAACAAAAAAAATGAGTAGAAAATTAAGATTTGACTTGGACATTGATGCAACTGCATTATTACAAGCTAACAGCGAAGCATTCTATAGCCGAGCTTATTTAAACGAGGAAGTAGTAGACAACTATCGTACACTACCAGGTGTCAAATTTAAGACTAAGATTTCTAATGTGGTCTTTGGACAGGTATTGCAGGCAGAGAATTGCGGATGGAATGCTTCAACTGATGAACTTGCATCTGTAGAGATTGATGTATGTGGATTATCAGCAATGGCAGAGATTTGTCAATTTGATTTAGAGCAATCTTTTGTATCATTACAAATGACTAAAGGATCTAATGGTGATTTCACTGTTGCATCTTTCATGGATTACTATTGGAATGAGATGTCTAAGACAATCGCTGAGAACATTGAGAAGTTACGTTGGTCAGGTGATACTACATCAGGTACTCCTGCTCTTGCTTTATGTGATGGATATAAGAAGTCACTAGTTGCTGATGCTGCTAATGTAATTGAAGTAGGTGGAGCTACACCTCCAGCTGTTAATGCAGGAAATGTACTTGCTACATTGGCTACAGTATATGCTGCTATCCCTCCTGCTGTAATTGCTAATCAAGAGGAGTTACGAATCTATGTATCTTCTCCTGTAGCTACTGCTTATCGTGCTGCTGTTGCTGCATCTAACACTCTAGCTAACTTAACTCAAGCATTAGACTTTACTTACTTAGGAATTAAGATGGTATTATGTCCTGGAATGCTTAGTAAGTCTACTATCGTAGCTTCACCTAGAGGGAATTTTCTTTATGCATTTGATGCTGAAGGTGATGGGAAAGCATTACGAGCTATCAATTTAGCTGATACTGTTGCTACACCTGTTATCAGAACTCGTGCTAACATGAAAGTAGGATTTACTCACGTTAATGGTAATGAGATTGTATTCTACAACTCTGCATCTTAATTAACTAATTTATAAATCTAAGGGAGTGATGAGCTCCCTTTACTTAAAACTTTTTTTATGAGCTGTGAGTCATTACAAAATATCGCAAAAACATGCGACAACAATACAGGAGGGATTAGACAGGTATGGATTAATGAGCAAGATGGAGTTACAGCTACTACAGTAGCAGGAGGAGCTTGGATAGTATCTGCTATAACTACTACTCCATTTGCTACATTTGAAATCAATAGAAATACAGGTAACTATACTGAGGATACTGCAGTAGACCTAATTAACGGATCTACATTTGTAACTCAGACTATTACTTTAATGTTCAATAGAAGAGACAAAGAGAAGTCAGAAGCTATCCATGTACTAGGAGCAGGTCAGCAATATTTAGCTGCTGTTGTTAAAGATGCAAATGGTAAGTATTGGTACTTTGAGAACCTACAATTAACTGCTACAGGTGAGGGATCAGGTACAGCGAGAGCTGATGGATCTAAGTATTCTGTGACATTACTTGCAGAGTCAGACCACTTGGCATATGAAATAGATTCTACTCTAGTAGTAGCACCTGGTTTTCCAAGTATATAATACTTAACACCCTAATAATTAAAGCTCTGCATATTGTAGAGCTTTTTTTTTAAACATTTTTTGACCTTAGTATAATATAGTTATATGATATACATTAAAAAAGATGAGGTCAATCAGATTATACTTACTCTAACTGAGGTAAGTAATATACCTAATCCTTATTATTTATTTGTTTTTCAGAATGAAATGGACAAACTTTCCGCACCTATTACATTCTACACTGCTGATAGCTCAGCTTATCCTGAAAGATTCAATCAGTTTTTATTGGATGAGCCTGTAGATTTGGAACTAATCAAAGGACAATATACATATCAAATCTATGAGTCATATACCACACCTCCAACTATTGCTAACTCTACAGGGGGTGTGATTGAAGAGGGTAGGATGGTAGTGAGTGGACCAATAGTACAATCAATTTATGAGTAATTATGGCATTAAAAGACTTTTTTAAAACAGTAAAGCATGAAATAGTAGAGGGATATCAATCATTCTCTACTCCATTCCTTAAAGTAGGAGGTGCTAACTTAACACTACCATATGTAAATGGTAGGAATCAGACTAATGGATATATCCCATTCGGGCAGGATAATCTATTTCCTGAACTACTCAATCAAATTTTCTATTCTAGCCCACTGCATGGTTCAATAGTGGGGTATAAAGTGAATGCAGCTGTAGGAGGTGGATTTAATATAGTGGCAGATAGACTTACTCCACAGGATAAGCTAGAGCTATACACACTTGAGAGAAAACTAAACATAAAAAAGGTAGTACCTGCTGTAACTCAGCAACTAATACTGCATAATAGAGTATATTTCAAGTTATGCTTTGATGATAAGATGAAGCTCACAAAGATAGTCAATCTATCTCCTGAGAAACTTAGAGTAAACTTAGATAGAAAGAGATACTATATTTGTGATGATTGGTCTAGTAGGATTGGAGTACAGGAGATAAGAAGATATACTCCTACCTGTAGAGACTATGAGCAACTATTTGTATATGAGGTAGAATGTATTGGTCAGGATTTCTATCCATTACCTCAGTACACCTCAGCTCTAAACTTTGCTTTCTTATCAGGTGAGCTTAGCTATTTTGCTAAAAGTAATATCCAAAATTCAGTATTTCCTAGCTTTGCTATGATGTTTCCCAAAAGACCTCAATCTGAGGAGGAGAAGAACATGATAAGAAATACCATTGATAGATTGAAAGGAGCTGCTAATGCAGGTAAAGCTGTGGCATTTTTTGCTAATTCACAGGACCAACTGCCAAAGATAGAGTCACTACCTACCAATGGTAATGATAGTCTATTTCAGGAGGCATCACAACTGAATACTGAGCAAATTTGTTTTAGTCACACTATAGATCCTATACTTATGGGTATTCGTACTACAGGCTCACTAGGTAATGGCTCAGATATTAAGCAGGCTTATATCATATTTGAGAAAAATGTAGTAATGCCATTGAGAGATATGGTAGCTGATATCTTTAATGAGTTACTTTTTATAGCTAAGATTGATGCAGATTTCACTATCAATAACTATCAGATAATTAACGAGGCTATTGTAGAGCTTGAGGGAGATACCTCTAAGACTAATGATGCACTTAATACTCTATCACCATTAGTAGCTACTAAAGTACTTGAGACTATGACAGAGAATGAGATTAGAGCCTTAGCATCTTTACCTCCTGTACCTGGAGGAGATAAAAGCAGGTCACAAATTGCACAAACACCTATAATATAATGCTATACTTTATAACAGAAACCTATCTAAAGAATAACACACCCATCACAGCTAATGTAGATGTCAATAATGTTACTCCTTACCTAGCTACTCAAGCTCAGCTAAGAATCATGCCTATCTTAGGTACTACATTCTATAATGACTTGCTAACTAAGTACAATGATCAGACATTAGATCCTGATGAAGAAACTCTAGTTACATTCATACAGCCAATTATAGCATGGAGAGCAGCAGAAGATGCTGTATTTGGTCTTAGTCTACAGCTAAAGAATAAAGGTCTACAGACTCAGTTCGGAGATAACTCAGCATCTGTAGA